TACTCTCCTCATTTCCTTTTCCTCAATATCACCAGCCATCTCAATCTTGGTGAACAGTTCTGGTCTATCCCATGACCAATAATCAACATTGGCAGTTAGACCCTCTGGTAGACATCTAGGAAGATTTTCTGGAATACCACCACCAGTGATATGTGCCATTCCAAGAATAGGAATTTCATCTAAAAGTTTTTGAATCATCGGTGAATAGATTGTTGTAGGTGTCAACAATTCTGGCATATCTTTATATTTAATATAATTTCTCCACAACATATCATTGATAAGAGAATATCCATTACTGTGAAGACCACTACTCTCAATACCTATGATCTTATCACCTGGTTTAATGATGCTTCCATCAACAATATCCCTCTTCTCCACTATGCCTGTACAAAATCCAGCAAGGTCATAATCAGTTGCTCTGTAATGTTCGGCAGTTTCTCCGCCCAATAAGTCTATCTCTGCTATCTCGCAACCCTTAACGATACCATCAATGATTTGCTCTACGTTATCATCAATTTTTTTAGTGGAGATGTAATCAAGAAAGTATAATGGTTTTGCGCCACAACAAATTACATCATTAACACACATTGCTACAAGATCTTGTCCGATAGTAGTGTAATCAAAAGCAATTCTACAGATATTAATTTTAGTGCCAACTCCATCAGCCCCAGATACAAGAATAGGTTCCTCATAACCAGAAGGAACCCGCATCATTCCACTAAATCCGCCAATAGTGGGCACTTTCTTTTTTATCTTCTCAACAAGAGAATAACCTGCTTCAATATCAACTTGGTACTGCATTTTCTTTTAACCAGCAAGGTTTACATAAGGAACCAACCCACAAACGTTTCTCATAGTCAAAACTGCCAAGTGTCGGACATTTATTTGCTGGTGTCATTTTACCACATTCAGCACACTTTGTCTCCCACATCCCAAAAACCTTATCCTTGTTCATAGGTAATTACCTTCTTACATTTTTCTAGTTCATTAATTGTCATTTTAGGTGTATACATTGCCCAGATGGCTTCCGTTTCAATTTTAATTACGAACGGATCAAACCCATAGCGCATCAATGCGTCATCTTTAAATTTTTGTGGAACCTCAGAATATTCATAGATTGGAACTAATTCAGGACTATCAAAACCTGCCTCACAATCCTGTGCCACATGCCACCCTTCATGCCTTAACACCTCAAGAAGATCTTTTTTGTTGTACAAATATCCAGCATTGATAAAGATTAATTTATCATCAGAATAGTACACAGCACGAAATTCTTTTTTAAAGTATTGAGGTACTGCTTTGTACACCTCTACACCTATTTCCTTTAGGTAGTTAAGGATTTCCCTTGTTTCTGATTCTTGACCTTCTAAATCTACTTCTACAACACCAGCAGTACATTCTTTTTCTTTCATACATGCCATCGAAATCGATGTATGAAATAATTCACTTGATGATACCGGTAAAGGTAAAAGTAGTAGAAGCGATAGTAATTTATTCATTGGTATTCCCACATGTAAGATCTGTCTCCATATTCATCTATAGCAGCACTAAACCATCTGTCGCCATCAGTATCAACAAAACTACCATCATCTAAACCATCACTCATAAATCCAAACGGTGCCATGTCCTGTTCGATCTGGTTCTTCTGTTCCTCATACAATCTCTTGCGAACATCCTGATCGGTAAGTTCTTTAAAGTAATCCTGAGCCACCAACCAGGCATATATGACAAGACACATTGCCAGGTCATCATTACATCCTTCTTCTGCCTCAAATGAATTATGTTTTGAGATAAATGTGGTCAGTTCTGAAATAATGTCATAATCACTGAAAATAACTTTATCACTCTCAATCATTGTTTTAAGATTGAGTGACCCGACCTTTTTAACAGTCTTACTCATCTTAACACCAAGTTGAGTCTTTTTGCCAGAGAAACCCTGGCCTACAATTTGTCCTGCCCTACCCCTCATAGAACACATCAATAGGTTCTGATATTCTAGGTCATATTGTATAATGCTGGCAACCTGATCACCAATATCATTTACTTCACATAGTATAAACGCACTGTTATAGTTTTTACAAACATCGTAAATAATGTTTGGAAACAGCATTGGTTTGATATCATTATTCTTATACTTTGCCACTATCTTATGTGGGAACTGTGTAATATCAACCACAACGAATGCTGAGTAATCCTCACCAACTCCCCTTGCTACGTCAACCGTGCATACATAATCATGTTTTTCTATCGGTAATTCATATACATCCAAACCAGCACTCTGCTTTATTGGTGCGTCATATACCAGAGTTCTTAATTTACTTGGTGCGATCAATGTATCAACTGATCCTAAGAACTCACACTCAAACTCAACCTTAAATTGTTGTTCTGATGTGTTAGCAATGGTCTGTTCTTTCCACACATCATCCCTACCAGGGACCTCAGACCAATGAACATCAGTAGGGATATATTCGTTTTTATTCCTCTCCGCATCATGCCACATGCGGTAGAAGTGATTCATTCCGTGTGGCGTCGAGACGATAATGACCTTCGTATTTTTACCACTAGTAATAGTAGGATAAACAGAGGCAAAAAACGAATCAGCAACGTGATTTGGAACAAATGCAAACTCATCCAGAAAGAGTATATTGAATGACATACCTCGGACAGCACTTGCGGAAGTTGAAGCAGCAAGAATTTTGGATCCATTTTCTAACTCCAGTGAACCTCTGTTCCATACTAACACACCTTGCTGCATCCACTTAGGTAAGTTCTCATATGCAGTCTGTAATCTATTTAAGAGTTCCCTTGCTGTAGCTGCTTTGTTTGCCAGAATACCAATATTAACGCTGTCATTGAAGACAGCATAATGTAGCAGGTAAGATACCACAGTCGTGGATTTACCAGTCTGTCGTGGCATCTTACAGATATTAAATCTGTTATTATGAAAATTATTAATTAATTTCTCTTGGAAATCATAAGGATGAAACTGAGTTAATCCTTCATCAAGAGAAACAATTTTGATATAATTGTTCGCAAAATAAACAGGGTCTTCCTTACACCTTAAGAATTCACGGATTTGTTCTTCCGTAAATTCTATCGGTGTATTTGCTTTTTTTAGATTTGGATTGCCAAGGTATACATTATCAGACATAATTTACTCAGCAGTTCCACTTTCTGAGTGATTTATTGATTCTGCTATCTGGATCGTTTGCTGTCTTTGAAGATGTCAGTTTTTTCTTCATTCCTTTCATTCTAGCGCAAAACGATGCGCGACGGGGGTTTCCAACCTTTTTGCTTGGTGCTTTAAGGTCAGATCCTGGATTTTCCTTTTCATAAGATCTTCGTCCTTTTTCATTGAGTCCGCCTTCTTTGTTTTTTCCTGATTTTTTTGTCCATGCTGCTGCTTCTGCATGAAGGACTGGTTGTCCTGGTTCATACTCCGTGACCTGGAAAGACATTAGTTTCGCGCCAGGGTATACCTTATCGATCTGACTTTGAACATCAGATCTATTTGGTATTGATACTTGTGGGAAGAACATCTTCAGCATAACAGTAGAACTTCTAAAACGGAAGTAAACTGCAACCAGATTACCAGTCTTTGCTGGCATTCTTACTGCTTCTTCAATAGACTCTCCAGGGCATTCTTTCTTGCCATGAACTGGACAATCTTCACCTTTATGGTTGTGCATACAACCTTTCTTTTCATCAATAAGTTCAACTTCTTCTTTTTTAGTTTTCTTAACACAGTTTGGATATCTCTTTCCAAACATGGTCTTCATTCCTTTTTTCTCATAACCTTTCCAACATGCTTCATCAATATTATCTTCTGAGATGCCTGCTTTTCTAAGTCTCTTTGCTTGACTCTTATGCATCTCAACTGCCTTGTCTAACTCTTTAGCGATACCTTTTACATTCTTGGGGGTATCATGCTTCTCATCGAGCATTTCACTTCCAATCCCCTTTGTTGCTTGCAGGGGTTCTGGTGTGATGACATCTACAGTTTCGTAATCTGTTGGGATGTAGTTATCTCTCCAATTGGAGAATTCTTCCTTCTTAGTGCTATTGCCCCAATTGGCAGCACCTTTTTTACGACACTTGACCAGTGCTCCTGACGCATATGCACTTGGCCAAACTTTATAGCGTGACTTGACTTTATGGTAGCAAGCGTCCTTTTCTCCCGCTGCTTCATCAATATCAATCTCGTCACCTATTTCAACATTATTTTCTGCGAACCATCCACGGTTTACTTCTAAAGCACACAGAACTTCTCCATCAGAAGTTACAGGTGTCTCGTCATATGGTTCTAATTGTTTGATACTTTCGACTATTCCATCCTCTGTAATAAATGCAATATCAAGAGGAATTTTTGTTTCTTTCATATAGAAGGACTGCTTCTCAACCTCTTCAAAGATGAATAGCATTCCACTATTAATATCCAAACTCTCACGGAACATAAGTCCCAGATTAAAATCTCTAATATTATTAGGGATTTCGATGTTAAGCGGTAAGGTTGTAAATTCTTCAGTCTTCACGTTAATTGCCTTCCCTGAACGATTTGGATTTGGATCTTTTGCATTCTTTCTACGGAATGCCGCATCCTCTTCTTTTTTATTAAGGTTGCGTTTCATTTTACTGGAACCACACTTTGGTTTTGTGGTTTGTCCGGGTTGTTTTGCACAGGGTTTGCCTGCATATTTACCACCGAGTTGAACCCAACCAGGCTTCCCATCAGAAGAGCGACTCTTGCCAAACCAGTCGCGCAGAGAACTATCACCACTTTTCGATTCACTTACTCCTCCCCCGTTCCCGTTTGAGGATCCACCATTACCACTCCCATTCCCATTACCACCATTGCCATTACCATTGCCATTAGAAACATTACCATTTTTGTTATCGTCAATAGAGTGTCCATTTTCTTTACGAAGATATCCAGCACGGCCTACCATCTTGTAACCCTTTGGAATGGGTTTACATTTCTCATCAGTATAGCAGTAATATTGCCCAGCAGGGCAGCGGCCATTCTTTTTTTCTTCGTTCATCTCTTTAGTTTTCTTCTTCATGGAGTTAATGAACTTCCTATAAACCGCTGCTTCTGAAGACTTACCCATCTCTCTTGCTCTCTGTTCCATAGCAACTGCTGCCTGGATTTTGTGAGCATGAGATCTTGATGAATTGCGAATTTTAGAAACAGATGCTTTAGCGGTTGCAACATCCTTGAAACCAAGTCCATGAATCGTTCCCTTTGGATTTTCATCCGTATAGAGGTCTGAATGTTTTTTGGAATTTGCTGGTTGCCCAGGTTTTCTTGGAATTCTTGGGTTGCTCATTTTTTAGCTCTCTTTTTACGTCCAGCACAATGTGCTTTTTGTGAGAATCCTTTCGGATTGGAGCAATCAATACTCTTTTTATATTTATTACTCCAAGATTCTTGGAATTGCTTAAAAGTTTTCATACTTTTGTCAATACCTTTGAGACTTTAAATGTTGTTGATGAACTGGAACTTGGAGTTGCCCTAACCCTTACACTGCCCGAATTTATATCAGCATCAAATGACGCAAGAGATGTTGATGTTGTCTTTATTGTTCCAAATTCAGATAAGAAAACACTAGACCCATCATGTAGGACATTTAAGGTGGTGAGATGATATAACGCACCTCTTGTAATCTGAATTTGATATTGAGCAGATCTATATACGCTTGAACTAAATGTGTCTATATTAACCTGAGACGTTGATGAAGTGGTTGCTGTTGCTGCTTCTAAAGCAACTACTGAAGTCGCACTGTTAGCACCAAGTTGGACACCGGTTCTTGCGGTAACAATACCAGTTGAATCAATATTGGTTACATCCTCATAAGTTAGTGTTCCACCAACACTCACATTGCCACTAAAAGTAGCCGCGACACTGACAATATTGCCGGTAAATGTCCCTGAAGGGGACGCCATATTCGCAGTGTCTCTTGTCCTACTCATGGTATTTTCTAATTATTTATTATACTGATGCTGATGTAAGTGCTATTCCGACATCTCCACCACCGAAGAAATCATCCTGCATTTGTGCTTGATTGGATGTGGCACCACCTGCTACCCAACTGATGTAGATGGGATTACCATCACCATCTACATCTTTAGTTGCGATGACCGCACCAGCTGATTCGTCAAAAATATCAACTTTATTATTAGAGTGATATCTAATAGAGAATTTAGTATTGCCGGGACTTGGATCTGTCCACTTAGTAGAAGAGTAGTTAGAATTGCCAGTATTAAATGTCCAACCCTTCAGTGCGTCGATCTCTTCACTAGTATTAGTCTGCCAACTCCAGTCAAAGAAACTGTCATTATTCTCCACATTGGTCAGACCAGAACTAGCATTAGAGGATGACCATTGTCCAATTTGAGTATTGGCTTGAGTAGCAGGAAGTGTCCAGTGCATCTTACGCCCTTGAGGAATACCATCCTTATGTCTCCATACTTGGTCTGCCTTATAAGCAAGAACACCAGCAGTGACTCCCACACCAAGACCTTCATTTTCTGGGAATCCACCGATTCTCCAGTTGTTCCAAGGATTGTAGTGTCCAACACCTTGGTGAACAGTTTCCCAACCATAAACTTCAACACCTGTGGTGGATGTAGGAATTCTGGTTGAGTCACCTCCCATAGAAATAAAGACAGGATTACCATCCAAAGCAGAATTAGATACTGCCAGTGTCTCCCTTACACCAGATCTAACTACATCAAGTTTCAGTTTATTGTCACCAGCATCATACTTCAATCTACAACTTTGTCCTGCAGTGGTTGTTGTAATGCCTGCCTGAACGGTGATTCCACCATCTTGATCTTCCTGTGGTTTAAATACACCAGTTCTACGGAAACGGAATCCAACACTATATGATCCATCAAAGTTAGAATCTAGAACA